TATCTAAATATGAAATTTTTCAGCAGGAACATCCCGAGAAAGTTACTAGGAAGAAATCCTCGGGGAAGAGACAAGTTACTCCTAAGGTTTTTGATTGTAGTACTTGTGGATTAGATAAAAAATGTAGAAATTTTAATATTAAAAGATACGGAAAAGGTCAAAAGGATATACTTGTTGTTGGTACATATCCGGGACCTTCAGAAGATAAAATAGGAGTTCCTTTTGTAGGAGCAGATGGCGGTCTTCTTAAAAAAATGTTTAAGCTCATAGATATTGATCTTGATAAAGATTGTGTAAGAACAAATGCTCTTAGATGTTTTCCAGGAAAAGATAAAAGAGGAAGGACTAAGGAGCCCACTAAGAATCAAATTTTATGTTGTGCTCAGAATCTTCAAAGGGATATTGAGGAAGTGCAACCCAAATTGATTATATGTTTAGGAACTCTTGCTGTAAATTCTGTTTTGAAAACAGATAGTTCATTACAATTTCCTCTTGAAATGATGCATGGAAAAACTGTTCCTTATCATAAACATAATTGTTGGGTAGGTTGTGCATATCATCCGAACTTTTTTCTTTCGAGAAAGCATTCTGAGAGAGTTCCAGATGATGATATAATTCTTGCATATGATTTAGCAAAAATTATTGGGTATCTTAATAAGCCATTACCTCAGCCTCTAACTAAGGAAGGTAATGAATGTATTACTAATGCAGATGAAGCTGTAGACATATTAGAACGATTTTGTGAATCTAAAAAACCAATATCTTTTGATTATGAAACGAATAGACTTTCATCTTATTATAAGGATTCGGAAATTATATCTGTTTCTCTTACTGATGAAGTTGAATCTGCAATTTTTATTCCTTTAGGTTTTAAGGATAAAGATAAGTATATTTTTACTGAGGAAGAGCGTACAAGAATTATATTAGCAATGAGAGAATTTCTTCGAAGCGATGCTCCTAAATGTATTCAGAATTATAATATGGAGGAGTTATGGAGTAGGAATATTATAGGACAGTCGGTGAATAATTTTATCTGGGATACTATGATTTCTGCACATGTTATAAATTGTCATCCTAGATCAACAGGTTTAGGATTTCAAGCATTTGAAATGACCGGACATATTTATAAAGAAGATGTCGATGCAAAAAATATAGGGGGGGAAACTCTTGAGGATTTATGCAATTATAATAGTTGGGATTCTAGATATACTTTGATGTCTTATTATAAACAAAAATCTATATTGGATAATTCCGAGAAGAATTTGGCGGAGTTCAATGATTTTTTCACTAAATCGATTCCAATTCTTGCTAACTTTACGGATAGAGGGGTTAAGATAGATTCAGATTTATTGAATGAATTTGATACAAAATACTCAGCTATGTTGAAAGAGCAGAATGATATATTAAGTTCCAGCCTCGGAATTATTCGATACGAAAAAGAATCTGAACAGAAGTTTAATATTAATTCATCTTCTCAAATAGGGAAGATATTATATGATATTTATAAGGTAGAAAAATGGAAGATAACTTCTACAGGTAGAGGTTCTACGGATGCGGAAGCTTTACAGATTATATTAGAGAAAACTGAGAATTCTGAAGTTAAGAAATTTATTTCTATTATTTTTGAGCATAGAAAGATAATAAAGATAATAGAAAGAGCTATTGAATATCAACGTCTTATAGATCCAGAGGATTATGTACATCCTATTTTTAATTTGAATATTACTCGTACATATAGATCTTCTGCTGATGGTCCTAATATACAGAATGTTTTTGAGAGAGATGAAGAGCAGAGAAAGTTTAAGAGATGTATTATACCTACACCGGGTAATATTTGGATAATAGGAGATTTTAAGGGTCTTGAAGTATCTGTTATTGGTATGGTTTCAAAAGATCCCGAGCTTATTAGACAAATTATTGCAAAAGTGGATACGCATAAGAAATGGGCAGCTAAACTTTTTGAAAAGTCTGAGGATGAAATAACAAAACCCATACGTTATCGAGGAAAGAATGAATTTGTTTTTCCTAGTTTTTATGGAGCTGCGGAGGATTCTATTGCTAGATCATTTCCTGAAAAGTCTAAAGAACACATAATAGAGGTATGTCGAGAATTTTGGAAGGAATTTGAAGGAGTTAAGGAATGGCAGAATCGAACTATCGCTGATTATAAACAGAAAGGTTATGTAGAATTTGTAACAGGAGCAAGACGTCCCGGGCCGCTTAATATAAATAAACTTTATAATACCCCAATTCAAGGACCAGCATTTCACCTGAATTTAGATGCTTTAGGAAGAATAGATAAAGAAATGTTGCGCAGGGGAATGAAATCCAGGATAGTTACGGAGGTTCATGATAGTATTGATATTGATGCTGTTCCAGAAGAAGCTGAAGAAATTATTGCTCTTGCTGGAGGGATAATGACTTCAAAGAGATTTGAATGGCAAGGAGATGTTCCTTTATTTGTATCTTGGGAGATTGGAAGTAGTTGGTATGATATGGAAGAGTTATAGAAATGTTTGATTTTAATAAGAATATGAATAGTATTGTTCAAGGGGACAGTATAAATTTACTTCCTTTGATTCCTAATGAATCAGTGGATTTGATAGTAGTAGATCCTCCTTATGGTATAAATTATAAAGAGTGGGATAAGTTTGATAATTTTTTTAAATTTTGCAATTGTTGGATTAAAGAATGTTTTCGGATATTGAAACCGAAAGGTTCATTTTATTCATTTATGGGATGGTCAAATGTAGCTGAGTTTAAGTTGCTGTTAGATAAATATGGATTTATAAGAAATTGGATAGTATGGGAACGATCAAAAGGTAGAGGAAGTTTAACAAATTTTAAGTCTGTGAAAGAAGAACTTTTATATTATTCAAAATCTAAAGATGATTTTGTATTTAATGAACAGAAGATGTTGAAGAAACATGTTGTTCCGTATGTGAAAGATGGAAAACCCCGTGGATGGTATACAGATGAATATGGGGTTAGATGTCGTTGGACTGGGATAGGCAATGTTTGGCACTATATTGTTCCATTTTTTAAGATGAAAGAATGGATAGGACATCCTGCTCAAAAACCGGAAATGATGATGGAAAGGATTCTTCTTTCATCTAGTAATGAGAAGGATATTATTTTAGATCCTTTTAGTGGTTCGGGTACAGTAGCTGTCGTATGTCAAAAATTAGGTAGAAGATTTTTAGGTATTGAAAAAGATGAAACTTATTTTAAGCAATCTGTTGAACGATTAAATAAAGCAATTAAGGATAGTAATAGCAAAATTTTCTAATAAAAGATTTAAAAACCCAGTATAATTATAGTGTTGAAGGTAAAAATATTCAAAGGAGTTAAGAAGTTATGTCATTATATCAATGCGTTCGACCTATAAAATTTGATGAAGTAGTAGGAAATTCTACCATTGTGGGGGCTCTTGTAAAATTACTTAAGCAATCTGCTGAGAAACAGTCTCATACTATTATGCTTACTGGACCTTCTGGATGTGGAAAAACTACTATTGCTCGGATATTAGCGAAAGGATTTGGTTCTGGTGATACAGGTATAATTGAATTGAATGCTGCTAATACAAGAGGTATTGATACTATTCGAGAAGTTACGAATAACGCTCATTTATATGGTATAGGTAGTTTATCTAAGACATATATATTTGATGAAAGTCATGAATTAACTAAGCCTGCTCAGGAAGCTCTTTTAAAAATTATTGAGGATAATCCTCCTCATTGTTATTTTATTTTATGTACAACGGAACCCCAGAATCTTCTTAAGACAGTACGTAATAGATGTTCAATATATGAAGTAAATACATTGAGTTCTGCTGAGATAATTGAATTACTTACTCGAGTTGTAAAGAAATTGGATTTAACTATTGATAATCAAATACTTGAAGGTATTTCATATATATGTGAAGGTTGTCCTAGAACTGCATTGGTTCAGTTAGAGCAGGTTATTGATGTAAAAGATGTAGATGAAGCACTTGAGTTATTAGTTAAGGGTACAGAACGGGATGCAAACATAATTGATTTATGTAAGTTGTTAATGATGGCTCCAGAAATTCGACAGAAGAAGTGGAAAAAGATTATTACAACATATTCATTGGTTGATGAAGATGGTGAAAAGGCTCGAAGATCTATTTTAACATTTTTGTTTAATCGATTGAAGAAAGCTGATAATATTGAAGAGGCAAAAGATATAACGAGATTATTAAGTATTTTTTCAACATCAGTTTATTATGGAGGCAAGGCGGCGTTAGGTACTTTAGTTGCTAAAGCTTGTTTTTAAGAAATATTATTATTGTTAAAGGAAATTGAAATGAATGAATCAAGAAAGAAAGCTATTGAGAATGATGTAGCAAATTCGGGGAGTCGAGGAGGTTTATTTGATTATGTAGATACAGTGAAGTTAGAAAGATTAGGTTTGGAAGTGTACAAACCTTCTCGCGGGGATAATTTTATTCGAATTGTTGCTCCACATGAGACCGGATTTTTTAGGGAAAAGGTTTGGATACATTCTAACATTGGAGTAAATAATCGGGTTTTTCTTTGTTTGAAGAAAACTTTTGATGAGCCTTGTCCTATTTGTGAGTATAGTGAAGTGCTTAAAGAAAAGGGTCCGGAAGTTTCTGAAGTAGCTGCAACATTATATGCTAGTAGAAGGTATCTTCTTTTTGTATACGACGTGACATCTCCGGAATCCGAGGAAAAAGGTCTTCGATGGTTTGATTGTCCGCCTTCTCTTTTTGAGGATATTGTTAAATTATCTAAAGACAAGCGAAGCGGTGAAGTTATTGATGTAAGTGATCCTGTAGATGGTAGGGATATTGAATTTGAGCAGAATAAAGTAAAGGGCAGGATTCGTTATGAGGGGGTTAAGTTAGTAATTAATGATCCTCTTCCTAAAGAATGGCTTGAAGGTATTCCTGATTATGCTGATGTTCTTTTGAAACCCGATTATCAAAAAGTTCTTACCGAGCTTTCGGGTGATAATGTTGATCATACTTCTGAATCTGAGGAAACAACAAAGACAGAAGAGAAAATAGAAGAGAAAATAGAAGAGAAAGAAGTAGTGGATGAAAAAGAGGAATCAACTTCAAGGAGAAGTCGAAGAACTCGTGGTAGTAAAACTAAGGAAGAAGATACCTCTAAGGTTGAAGCAAGTGTTAAAGAACGAATAGATAATCTTAGAAGAAAAGTTCAGGGAGAAGATAATGATAAGTAAACAAAGTCGAGATATTCTTAATGAACTTAAAGGTAAACTTCCTATAGATCAATATAATCTTGAGGTGGAATGTCGGAATCAACCCGCTCTTCTTGAAGAAGTGGGGGAGTTAGCTGCTGAAGTCAAGCGAGATTCTAGAGTAGCGAAGGACCATTTAGATTATGTTAAAGCAGATTTATCGGCGAAGATTAGATCGGCTCCTGCAAAGTATGCTCTTACTAAAGTTACAGCTGATATTTTGAATTCTACTATTATTCTTCAACCTGAATATCGAGAAGCTACTCAAAGTATGATAGATGCGATGGAGTATGCTGATGTATTTTCTACTTTTTTAGTAGCTGTGGAACAACGTAAATCTTTAGTTAGAGATATGGTTTCATTATATCTTCATCAGTATTATTCTTCTCAGAATTTATCTAAGGAAGAAAATAGTTTAGGTCAAGCTACTGAGGAAGAAATACTTAAGAAACGTGAAACCAATAATAAAGAAGATCAACAAGAGGAAGGTGAAGTTTAATGAGTGCTAAAGATATAGATGAAATTGAAGAAGCTTCTAAAATTAGTCGGACAAAGAAAAATCTTCCTGCAATTGATGAATGGTGTTCTACTGGATGTTCCATTTTAGATTTTGCTATTGCTAATCAATTTCCAGGTGGGATACCTGTAGGAAGAATTGTTCAAACTTATGGTGGTACCAGTACTTGTAAGACGGTATTAGCAGTTACTGTAAGCGGATACGCTCAAAGATCAAACAAGCGTGTATATTATGCAGATGTTGAGCATACACTTGATCCAACTTTTTCAGAGATCTATGGATTGGATTGTTATGATAGTAAAACATTTGAATCCGGTTTTCCTACAACTTTAGAAGAATTATTTGATGAATATATTTCTGGTATTATTATCAAGAAGAAAGCTACAAGAAAGAATACCCCAGATGAATTGAATATAAAACCTAAGTTGGTTATAGTAGATAGTATTACAGCTCTTCCTGCTGAGGTTGAAACAAAGGATGATATGAAAGATGGAACTTTTGGAACAATGCGAGCAAAGCAGATGTCTAAAGGTTTTAGAAAATATTGTTCTGCTCTTGCTGAAAGTAAAACTACATTGTTTTGTGTAGATCAAACAAGAGATAATATTGGGTCGGCTTGGGGAGGAGAAGTTACTTCAGGTGGTAGAGCTTTAGAGTTTTATTCAAGTGTTAGAATTTATTTGAAGATGGATTCTAAGATAGTTAATTCTTTAGATAAGGTTGTAGGGAATTGGATTAAATTTAGAATTGATAAGAATAAAGTTGGTCCTCCTTTGAGGGAGGGAAGATTTAGAATTCTTTATGATTATGGGTTAGATGATATTTCTACAAATCTTTACTTCTTAAGTGAATATCAGAATGGTCCCCAAGCTGCTAAGAATAAAACAACAAAGATTAAATATTTGGATCAAGAATCAAAGATGTCTACTGCGGTTAAGTATATTGAAGAGCATAATAAAGAAGAGGAACTTCGAAAAGAGGTTTGGGAAGTTTGGCAAGCGACTTATAAAGGGACAGAAAGAAAAGTTAGAAAATGGTAAAATAAATTTTATTTTTAATTAGGATATCTTCAAAAATAGCTTATACTTTATATATAGAGACAAGAAACATTATTTTTTAGAAAGGAACAAAATGAGAAAAGGAAAGGTACATCAAATTTATAGTTCGAGAGCTCTTACAACGGCTTGTGGAATAGATACTTTTCTCCATCGAGTTAAAACTGCAAAATCC